CTAGGGGGCTATAGAGGTTTCTCCAGTTCTGATGGACATTAATAATCGGAAATAAAAAACAAGGAACTCTTCGTACAATGGTAACTTATTGGATCTGTGAGATTGCTCAATTTCTTTTTTTAGTTCATATCGTTTCGCCAAAATTAATGATACTACAGCTACTATTATTGTCACGAATCCAGTAATAAAAGCACCCGCAACAGGTGGCTGTAGTTCTTTAAAAGTTTCCCAAAAAGTTTTGAATAAAAAATAGATAGCAATTAGAGAGCCTATAATTACAGCCAGACCCAACAAAAAAGAAAAAATACTCGATAACTTTTTATCCATTAAAATTCTTCCTCCATACTTTAATAGTTAAGGAGTGATACTATTGGGTATACTAACAAATATTTCAAATTTTAGGAAGGGGGTGAATACAGGTGACTAATAAACTAAGATGCAAGAATCACGCACATTTCATTGGTGGACAAGGGTGCTAATGGTCGCCCGTTTGCCATTATCAAGGAAGAGGGCAAGGAGTCATTGCAGAAGGACATTCGTATTGCAAAAGCGGACAAAGCCAAGCAGATTGTTTATGGGCTTGTCTACGAGCCAGACGTCACAGACGCGCATGGAGACAGTATGACAGCCGATGAAATTGAAAAGGCTGCTCATGGTTTCTTGGAGCGCCAGAACTCGTACAACATTGACAAACAGCATGATCTAGAGGCTGACAAAGGGTATGTCGTGGAGTCGTACATTGCTCCAGTAGACATGACGTTTGGCGATCAAGAAATCAAAAAGGGGTCATGGGTGGCTGGTGTAAAAGTAACGGACGCAGATACGTGGGAACAAATCGAAAAAGGCGAAATCACAGGATTCTCCATGTGGGGAGTCGGAAAACGCGAAAAAATTCAGGAAGCCTCTTCTGATACCGGGAATGAAACGGTTGAGAAGGGGCTTCTGCATTCCATTGCCAAAGCATTGACTCGCATCGTCAAAGGCGAGGTAAAAGACAAGTATGAGCGTAACAAGAAGTCAAACGACTTCTGGACTGCTTGGAGTTCGTTTTCGGGTACGGTTCAGCGCTACAACTGGCAGACGGATCGTTACGAGTTTGAAAGTGACCCAGAAAAGGCAAGAGAAGCGATTCAGGACTTTGCCGACATTCTGCAAGAGATTCTTGGAGCCAACGACATTGCGAAGGCGTTGGGCAAACCGCCTGAACAAATTGCCAAGGCAGGGAAAAAGCTGTCGGCAGCTCGCTTGGACAAATTGAAACAAGCCCACACCACAATTACCGACCTGCTGGCAGAAGTAGATGACCAAGCAGGAGACGAGGAGGAAGAAGACATGAAACCAGAAGATATTCAAAAAGCAGTTGCTGCGGCTATGGCGCCAATTACCAAGCAATTGACTGATTTGCAGACGGAAGTAACAGAGCTCAAGAAGGCAGAAGGTGGAGCTGGTGACGAGGGGCAACAAACTGATCCGGCAACGGCCGCATTGACTGAAGCTGTTGCCAAGGCATTAGAGCCTATTTCAAAGCAAATGGAAACGTTGGGGAACGAGGTCCAATTGATCAAAAATGCAAGAGGTTCCAGTCAGCAACAGCCTGGAGATCCAATTCAAAAAAATGAAGACGATAGTTCCTTTAGTGGGCTGTTGTAAGGAGGGTGTACACATGAGAACAAATGGACAAATCATTACTAAAGCTGCAACAACAACGTCGGTTGATACTTCTGCTTTAAATTACAAGCAAGTCAATAAATTTATGGAAATGGCGTACGATTCCACTGCATTTTTGAAAGGAATCCGACACGAAACCCGCACATCGGCTCAAGGGACCATTGACAAAATAGGTGTAACCGGACGAAACCTTCGAGGAAAGGTGGAGGACAAAGAAGCAACAAACACTAAAACACCAAACTTCCCACAAGTTCCTTATTCTGTTACTCCTGCTGTCCTGCCATTTGAAATTACAGAGGAGTTTATCCGACAAACCGAGCGCATACGTGGCCAAAATGCTGAGCAGATCATTCTGAAACATATGACTCTGAATTACGGTGACAATATGCAGGACATCGGATTTAACGGTGATACAGTTACACCGAATACGAACCCCGATTATGATTTCTTGAAGCTCAATGACGGATGGCTGAAGCTTGCCAAAACAAAAGGGAATTACATCGATTGGGCAACGATTACTGCTGCTGAAAAACTAGGTATCTTTTTCGAATTGGAGCGAGCTGTACCTACCCGTCATCGGGCAGCAGGCCAATTCAAATACTTCATGCATCCGAATACGTTCTCTGAGCGTCTGCAACGACTGGCGGAAAAAGACACGAGCGCATCTATTCAGTTGCAGATCACTGGCGGCGTAAAGAAAATCAACTCTTATGATGTAGAAGAAGTTGCTCATATGCCAGAAGGCGCTGTTATTTTCACATATCAGCCTAACTTCGTGATGGTTAACACCTACGCCATGCAAATCCGGAAGACGACAGAGGGTAAAGAGGCAATCTATGCTGACAAGCGCTTCTATGCTATCCATTCCGACTTCGACCCAATCTTTGAGGAGCCGGCAGCGGTTGCCTACGTTGAAGGGGTTGAGTTTTAATGCTCGTCACATATATTGGGGAGAATAATTCGCTCCAGACTCTCGGGTTTCGTTTTCAAAAGGACAAGCCAATTGAGATAAAGGATAAAAAAGTGCTGGATAAATTAAAGACATGTGATGACTTCAAGATTTATGAGCCAGACAAACCAAGCAGTCAGCAAAAAGGGACCACAAATACTTCCTCACCAGAAGGAGGGTCATTAGATGCTGACGTCGGAGAAGGTCAAGAAGCAGAGTAGCACACGAGCCGTTCGGGATTCGACACCTGAGCGGCTTTCCTATCTTATCAGTGAGGCAAGGGTAAGGATCGAGCTTTTCACGTCACGGCCGTTTGTGGACGATGACGCAAGGCTAGAAGTGGCTCACTTCCGTTTGGTTGAGGGGATGGCCCTGACGGACAATGACGAGGTGCTGGGTGCGGAAGCGCGGGGCATCATGTCCGAAAGTGATCAGGGTTACTCCTGGTCGGTTGAAAGAGCTGCTGTCACAACAGGAAGCCCGCTGGTCGATTCTTTGCTTCGTCAGTGGATGTCCTTCACAGCCGAAACGACTGACGGGGGTAACGTGAAGGCGATGATCTTATGAACCATCGGATGAATGATCAGATCGTTCTGAAACGTACAGGAACGATTCAGGGTGAGCGCAACATAGTTTCCACTACCGAGTTACCCCCACAGACAGTTGTCGGCTGTGTGCGTGCTGTGGAATCGTCGTGGCAACGTCCAGCGAATACCGATCCGGTGGAATGGGATTATAAAGCGTCACTCGCCTTCTTATTGGGTCAGGAGGTACGAAAAGATGATCGGCTTGATTTACCTAACCTTGGGGAGTTTGTTGTGGTTGATGCCAGACCAGGGCGACGGTTTCTGGCTGTGACAGCGATCCAACAAAAACGGGGTGCGGAGTAGTGGACTTCAAACAGTTTGAAGAGCGCATGGGGCAATTTAACAGGGAGCTACCTGACATCATGCAGCGCATCTATTACCAGTTGGGGGAAGAACTACTCAACCATGTTATTGATGAGCTCGACAGTCAAGACCTGATTGATACAGGGACCTTGTGGAATTCCTTCACGCAAGGCGATCAGAATAACGTTTGGCAGTTCGATGGAGACCGGAACACTTTGTCGCTGGAAGTCGGCTCCAATCTGACCTATGCAGAGTACCTCAATGAAGGCTATACGATCGACAAGTCGTATTTCGTTCCGGGGTATTGGAATGGAGTAGGTAAGTTCATCTATGACCCATCTGCAAAAGGTGGCTTCATGGTCAAGCCTCGTAGTTTTATCGGCCGCAAATATTTTGATATCGCCTTGAGAGATTTCCAAGGCGGTATGAAGGCCCTGCTCGAACGGATGTTACAAACTGAGCTGGAAAGGATGTTGAGGTGATGGAGAACCGGGCTTTGTCATGCATTATCGATTTAATCAACGAGGCATTCCCTTCCCTCGCTATCCTGTACAGCTTGGATGTGTGGCTATCGGGTAATTTTAAACCACCTGTGGCGTTCATTCAGACCCAAGAGGTTTCAGAACGTGGCAATACTCTGACGTCGTACCAAATCATTTCCGACGCGGGGATTGTATTGCATCACAAAAAAGTGATAAAGGGAGGCCAAGAGGTTTATGAACCGATTTTTACCGAGCCACTCCGACAATTATTAAGGCGTGAGCGGTACAGTTATCGCGGGAAGACGGACGGGCTGTATATCAACATCGACAACACCACTTTTCGGGTTCGGTCTGACAAAAAAGACCGGACAGAGATTACTTTTCGCTTTGAATATACCGTCCCGATTCCTATAACCGATATGCCGAGAGTCCACACATTCGAAATCGAGGAGGATTGGAAATCGTGACAACTCAGCAAGAACCGCGAGAGCGGCAGGCTGCTAAAGCCGAACCGAAACTACTGAAAACGGAGTGGATTGAAAGAGCACCACAGTTTGGAGCCGAAAGGTTCGAAATTGCTGGCGCTCTTTTTGATGTCTCCGATCATCACATGTTGACCGAGAAAGACGTTGCTCGTCGGTTAACAAAATATAGAGGCGGTGTGTAAAGATGACGATTCAACGAGAACGTCCGGGAACAATGGTCGAACTAATCACAAAAGCGAAGGAACGTATCGTGCCCAAAAGCGGCGTTGTCTTGGTTCCCTATCAAGCAGAGTGGGGAGCTCCTGATACTTTGGTCAAGATAACCAGCTATGACGAACGTGTCGCAGAAACCTTTGGAGAAGTAGATAACATCGAGCTTGCTTCAGAAGGCGGCGCTACGATTCTCGCGTACCGAATCACAAATGGAAATGCAAAAAAAGCCGAGTATACACAGGCGGATGCAATCAAGATCGAGGCGCTTTATCCAGGGCTTCGTGGCAATGAATTAAAAATTTCAATTTCCCCATCCACGGCTGAACCGGGGAAAAAGGAGATCCAAGTCAAAGGGCCGATCAAAATCGAGAAATTCTCTTTTGCAGATGCAGCCGAGCTTGTCGCAAAAACATCCCAATCACTCTATGTTCGAGCAACCAAAACGGGGGATGTTGCGATTACTGATGTTGCAGAGACAGCCCTGACCGGGGGAACTACTGGTAACACAGGGTTAACTTCAACAGACGCTACGAAGCTTTTTACTGCTGTTTCCGGAGCTGACTTCGACACCATGTATCTGCCTTTTGACGATCCAGCGATTACGATTTCAGCCAAGCAGTTCATTAAGGATCGGCGTTCACTCAGCAAGAAGCTCAGCACATTGGTTATTGCGGGCAAGGAAGCAGATGACGAAAACATGACGAAGCACATCGAGCGTTCTGTTTCCATGAATGCTCGCTATGTGGTCAATTGCGCTATTGCGGGAACACACACCAACGGGAAGTCATACAGCAGCCTTCAATGGGCGGCATGGTTAGCTGGTATGTTAGCAGCAACCCCAGCAAATCAGTCTTTGACCGGAGTCATTGTTCCACTGAAAAAAGCACTAAGGGATTGGGGCCATGGTGATATCATAGGTGCCCTTAGCTCTGGCACGCTAATTGCCACGCGTGACGGTGATGTCTACATCATCGAAAGTGCCGTCAACACGCTGTCCGTGATCGGGCCAAATGAGCGGGAGGACTACGGCAAAATTCGCGTCAGCATGACCATGGATCAGATTGTAAACGACATGAATGCTGTGGGCAAAAAGTACAAAGGTAAGCTGAGCAATAACGACCTGGGCGGAGCCGTCTTCGTAGGTGGCTGCAAGCTGTACTTGGAAGAACGCGAAAGACAAGGAGCCATTGATACCGGATGGACTTTCACTGATAAGAAAAATGGTGAAGGGGATCGTCGAGGCTTCTTGTTGTCAGCTCGTCCTTTGGATGCCATTGAATACTTCGAAATCGACTGGGAGGTGATCTAGGAGTGGCAGCACATAACCTGTATCTGAAAAACACACAAGTTTACGATGAGGACGGAGACCCTTTTCAGGGCATCTTGGAGGCAAAAGCGGTATTTAAAACGCAAGTAGAACCTGTTCACCGCTTGCGAAAAGGAGAGACGGAAGATATCGTCTCTTATCATGTTGAGGTGACAATGATCCTTACAGCCCAAAACGCTGATCTGAAATACTTTATCATCGACAAGATCACGCAAGGGAAGACTCCTATCATACCTATGCTGATTGGTGAGCAATGGGATAAAGAGAATGATGTAAAAGAACGCGTGCGTCTTACAAACATTCGCTTGGTTCCGGAAGAACTCACGATCTTTGAGGCAAAGGCAGAAGGAAATGACAAAGGCACTTATGAATTGCGAGGGAAAACCAACGATAAACCGGACTTCCTTGAGAAGTTTACGGAGTATGAAGACTAAATCTATTAAACAATTAGGAGAGTGAACAGTATGAGTAATCTGTTGCAAAAATATCTGGCAAAGGCAAATGAAGCAGTAGAGCACGTAACCACGACGGTGATAATCGATGGAGATGAATGGTCTGTTCGGAAGCTGAATCTATTGGATAGCCGAGCGTGCCTCAAAATGGCAGAAAAAGACGGTGATTTCGATGCTTTAAAATATAGTGATGCTCGAATCGTAAAAGCAACGGAACACGCATTTCCTTGGAATGACAAGGAGCTGCTAAAGGCATATAAAGCCAAAGATAAGTACGATTTGCCCGCCCGACTTTTCAAGAATAATCCAGAAGGGTACAAAGCGTTACTCGGAGCAGTTGAAGAACTATCAAAAGATACGCCAGAAACGGAAGAAGAGGCTATTGAGGAGCTAAAAAACTAATCCGTTCCGATGGGGAGGCAAATTTACTTGCAAGAATATGGCTTAATCGAAACCGACTCCCCTCGGAAGTCGTAGAGTATGAAGTAGACCCATATATGCAGAAGCTTTTTTTGTTCGCTTGTGAAGGAGTAGAGGTAGAAGATAGTGGAGGTTAGATGTCTTCTGTCTCCTTCTTTCCCGAGCGACATGACATCATGTCATTGGGGAGAGAAGTTTCACAGGAGGGGTTCATGTGTTGTCGCTCATTGGAGTATTACTATTATGAATACGAGACATCAGACGCCTATTTGATGGGCGTCTTTTTCGTTTCTTGGGCTGGAGGTGGACCGAATGAACCGTCTAGGCGTAACAGCGGTACTTGGCGCACAGAATCGAATATCACCGGAACTGTTAAATATTGTCCGGGCCTCACGTGTAGCTAGGAGAGAACTTGGACACTTGGAACAGTCCACGCAAGATGTTGCGGATGAGTTGCGAAATGTACGACGGGCAGCTGAGCAGAGCGAACAAGCTTTTCGACAAGAAATACAGGGTATGCGACGCGAAGTTGAGCGGCTTGAGACCGAGTTACGATCATTGAGCAGTACCAGAGCTAGGCCAACGATCACCGCAGATAATCAGGCAGAGCGAGAAATCGCAAGGGTAAGAAATGAAGTAAGGGACCTCAACGGCACGAAAGCCGAAGTCATTTTAACGGCTGCTGTAACGGGTGCTACTGCTGGTGCTGGAGTGGTGGGTGGAATCGGGTTATTCGACCAAATCGTGGCTTCTGCGGAGGCGGAAGCGCGTAGAGCTGTGATCGGAGCCACCAAAGAAGAGATGGCCAGATACAGAAAACAAGTGACCGAGCTGACTACCCTAAATAAAAGCGTAGATCGAGCGACGGTATCCGATTTGCTTACCGATTCAGAACGCTATTCAGGCAAGGCTGGCTTAGATCAAGCAAGCGCCTATTCAATTTCTCAGCAAGCATTGAAGCTAAATGCAATTCGGCCAGACATGGGTGGTGTCGAAGAGTACCAAAAGACGATGTTTGCCATGAAAAACGCATGGAAAGACATTAATGACACTGGACGATTCGGCGATTCTCTTGCACGGGTCGCCAAGAACACCACGGACATTCGAGGTGAGGCACTGGATAGCCTGATCGAGTACAGCGTACAGGTTACGAAGTTTTTGGATACACCGGAGAAGCTGGCCGCGTTGATGGAAGAAATGAACGGCCTGTGGTCTATCGATAAAGGTTTTGATGCACTGAAGGAAACGACACTGAAGTTGTACAACGAAGGCGACCTGACAAATGCATTGAAAACAGCATACGAATCCATGGGGATCGAGTCAAAAGAAGCACAGAAACAAGCTGAAGAGGAAGCGAAGACTGTACAAAAGCTAATTTCTTCTGGGGACATTGCGAAAAGACAAAGCGCTGTCGGTATGCTGATGCAGACATTCGGCTCGATCAAAGATGAAGAAGTGCGGCAAGCGTTACTCAATGAGATTGGTTCGGGGCCGGGTGAAGACCTGGGCACAAAGGCGTTTGCTGAACTATTACGTAAAGCCGGGGGAATCAGTCAAAGTCAGCATGATCAATACAAATTAAAAGGCGAGCTGGACAAAAGCTTTCAAGTCTATAAGGACAGTAACCCACTCAATGGTTTTCAACAGGCAAAAAACACGCTGATCAATGAGTTTATTGAGTTGGGTGTCGTCGTGGGACAAGACCTTGCCCCAGCCATGGAATTCCTATCTGCCAAAGTGAAGTGGCTGAAAGAGAAGTTGGACGGCATGTCTCCAGAAGGTGCACTTGGAACACTTAGCGTCGTCGGAGTAGGGATAGCAGCAGGGCTGTGGGGATTGAAAGCTGCCGCCTTTGCTGCGGGAAGGGCTTTATGGAATGTAGCAGCAGGACAATTCGCACAAGATGTTGGTGACGCAGCGAGTGGTGGTGGAACCGGAGAGACAGGAAACCGGAGAAATAGGCACCGGAGAACGATAAGGAGAGAAGACCTTCGAAGGGGAGCAATTCGACGCGCTGGTGGTACGGTCGGGGAGTCTGCATCCGATATTGCATCGAGAGCTGGGGCTATGGGCTCAAGATTCTCTATGCTATCGAAAGTGATGAAGAAGGTTCCCATGATTGGCGCATTGTTAGGGGCAGTTGACGTGGCTGCTACAGCGGCTACCGAAGGAAATAGCAAGAACCTGTGGGGTTCAATTGGCGGGTGGCTAGGAGGAGTCGGGGGAGGTGCCTTAGCTGGTGCTGCATTGGGTAGTGTGGGAGCTGGCCCCATCGGAACATTTGTCGGAGGCATTGTAGGTGCAATCGGTGGAGCTATCGGTGGGGAAGCCTTCGGAAAGTGGCTGTTTGACGTTGCAGAAGATGGAATGGGGGCGATTAGTCAGTACGCATCTGGAATATCCTCGAAGATAGATGGATTTCTCGCACCAGCAAAGCAAGAGTTTGACCGATTTTGGGGCAACATGCCTGACGGATTTGTTGCTTCTCTTGGTTACATCGTCGGATATGGGAGTGAAAAGTTCAGTCAACTCCGCGACATGGGGTGGCAAAAAGCTGGGGAACTTGCAGTTGCGATGGGCCAAAAAGGAATAGAAATCAAAGACGCGTTTGTTGGTTGGGTCAGCACCTTGCCTGGCTCGATAAAAAAATGGCTGGACGAAGCCGCAAAAATGTTTGATCAGTTCATCGTTGACGTGCAGACGTGGTTCTCCAATCTGCCTAGCACCATCGAAACTGGTATCACAAGCACGTTCCAAGATTTGGCCAGCGGCTTTACTCTTGGGAAGACGACAGCCAAAGCGAAGCCATATGCAAACGGCGGGGTAATCGACAGGCCCCACCTTGGGTTGGTCGGCGAAGCTGGACCTGAGGCAATCATACCGCTTTCATCTGGTAGAAAGAATCGAGCCTACGAATTGTGGAAGCAAGTTGGGGCTCGGCTGGGGATTGATACGAACAAGTGGGAAAACCGTGTTGCAGCCGTGAAGGGATTCATTGACGACAATAACGATCCGATCGGTTATGCAGCAGGAGTAGTCGAAGGCACGAGCAACTCTTTCAAAAAGATGATCAAGCAGCGTTGGAATAACTACCATGCCAGCATGTCGTCAGCAACGAGTATCGACGATGCTATGCGGTTACGAGCAGACGCACACCGTACGAGAAATTTAGACTTAAAGTTCGGAAAAGCTTTAAAGTTTGTGGGAAAGGCAGTAAAGCCTATCGGTTATGCCATGGACGTATGGGACATTGCTAACGCGGATAATAAGCAAGAAAGGAACCGGACGATCATGAAAGTGATCGGCGGTATGGGAGGCGGCGCGTTGGGTGGTGTCATAGCTGGAGCAGCACTTGGGTCCATAGCGGCTCCGGGAGCGGGAACAATGGCTGGTGGAGCTCTTGGCGGCTTGGCAGGTACGGTAGGTGGCGAATGGTTAGCTACAACCCTTTATGATAAGTACCAAGAACCGATTGATGGCGCTATTGATAACATAGGCAGCATGATTGGAAACGGCTACGCAAATACGAGAAATTGGCTGGGGAACAAGGTACAATCTGCGAAAGACAACATCCTTGGTGTGGGTGCTGGTCTCTCGAACTTATTTGGCTGGGGGAAGAAGTACGCCAACGGTGGAATGATCAACAAACCGCATTTGGGACTCGTCGGTGAAGCCGGGCCAGAAGTGATCATCCCTCTTTCAGCCGGTAGAAGAAAACGCGCGTTGGAGTTGCTGGGTCATACCACAAGGAAACTCGGGGTAACTCCATATGCAAATGGCGGTATGGTCGGGCCGTTGCGCTCTTCGTTTGGTTCCAATCAGCCGAAAGTTGTCCAGGTGAAAGTCGACGCGCCTATCCAACTCCATCTGCATATCTCGGGCGATATCAACCAAGAGAAGTTCATCGCATTGTTGAAGTCACCCGCAGTTATGAACCAGCTATCACAGTCGGTGGAAAAATTGATCGTTGATGCAGTGGAAACGAACGGGGGTGCCGCATGATCCGTCTACAAGGCAAATACAGGCTGACCTTTCCAGTCACACCCGGAGAAGTACAGTTCAAGGGTTACGGGAGTGATGTAGAGGCAACAACGTCCATCACGTTGGACTCATTAAACCGTTACACGGGCAGAAAAGCAAAATCTATTGCATTTGAATTTTTGCTCCCGGGCGACCCTGAAAATCCACTGGTGGAGGTTGAAGGATATCAGGGGCCGAGGGAGTGGCTTGCTGGCTTGGATCGATTGTCGCATGCGGAAGTTTTGCTAACGATCGACGAATTGAATCTGGCGTGGAACGTGCTCATTGGCCCGTGTGAAGGCAAATTCTCGGGGATCAATGGGAGCTTTAGAGGGACGATTGAGTTCCCGATCTATATCAAATCGGATTTTGTTTCTTGGTCAAATTCCAAGCAGGTATTACAACCAAGCAAAGTCATCACCAAGCAAACGAGTAAACGTGCAAATACAACAGGGAAGAAAGCAAAAAAGAAGGTGTCGCTTATTGAACCTGTTGTCCAGGAACAACAAAAGCAAAAGATTAGCCAGAAATTAACCGGATTTACTCCGTAGACAAGGGGGGGAGGGCGCAGCATGAAAGTAATCTATGGCCAAGATGCTTCAAGGGTCGATCTTACAAAGGCGACGCTGGAACTATCGTGGACCTCATCACGAGGACAAATTGCACAGAATGCAGATATCAACATACGCCAAGCCCCGCCCCTACAATCGGCGGGTTTTTTGATGCTTTTTTCGGGCTTTGAACCGAAGGAGTCGATGCAGTTTTTTCATGGTCCGATCGTCCGGTTTGAACGAGACGAAAAGACAAGCGACCTCTCTGCCACCGCCTACGAGTTGAGCTGGTACTTGCAAAAGAACGAGACTTCACGGATCAAGCTGAATGGCGATGCTGGAAGGGAGTTAGAGCGCATTGTGAAGGCAACGGGTATCCAGTTTAGTTGTCCTGCCTTTGGTTTTGACATCAAGGAACGCCTCTCTTCTCAGTCTTACGCGTCCTTGTTTACGTTTCTAACGGAGAAGGCTTATGAAAAGACAGGAAAGAGATACTTCATTCAGCATTTACGCGACAAACTGACTGTACTACCAGAAGGCGGGAACAAAGTTGTCCCTATGTTTCAGGCGAGCATGTTAGAGAAAAGTTCCACAGGGGAGAGTATTGAGGAAGTCTATACGGTGGTCACCGTTGAGAAGTACAAAGGGGATAGCCTAGCATCTAGTGTCACCAAAGAGAACGCGGGATTGATCAAGCAAATCGGTAGAATGCAAAAGATGATCGATGCGGGAGAAGAGAAAAACATATCTTCCCTTGCTTCGAAGCAACTCTCCGAATTATCGAAGATACCAAAAACACGCACAATCACCGTCAGGCATGAAGACAATAACGCTGCAAGACTTCGCGCGGGCTGGCTCATCAAGATCACGGAAAAGGACAAAAAAACAGTAACCGATTGGATTGTGACAAACTGCAACGCCAGATGGAAGGGCGGCCAATATACGATGGACTTGCAACTGGAAAGGAGGACATAGTATGCATGCAGCTATTGCAAAACTGAGAGGGCTGACACAGGACGGCATTGAGAATACGCAAGGGGAGTTCGGCAAGCTTTTGTCGCTCTCACCCTTGTCTGTAAAACTGGATGAGGACCCAGCACCGTTGGAACGAGATGAGATTGTTACCTTGCGCTCAGCCCAATTACGCCAAGAGGATATAGGGAAAATGGTTGCTTTAATTTCCTGCACGAACGGTCAATATCTCCTCATTGGGGTGGTGGAGTGATGTTTCCCACTCTGGAAGGTGATGAGACACAACTCATTCAGTCTGTGGACGATCCTATTCCATGGACATATAAATTTGACAGGACCACAAAACAACTAATGCAAGGACCGGATGGTCGGTATTTGAGGACGACTACATACGCGGAGTACTTGGAGGAGACTGCAAAGAAAATCCTGAATACGCGTCGTTTCCGGTACGAGATTTATTCAGAACAGTATGGTGTGGATTTCCTCTTTGAAGTGGGGAGAATGCGCTCAGTGATTTCGGTGCCAACTATAAAGACACAGGTACAAGAAGCGCTTGAGGCTCATGGTGAGATTGAGCATGTGGAAGTATTCGGAATAAAGTTTGAGGAGAACCGATTGGTTTTTTCACTCGAAATTGAAGGCATAAGGGGTAAAACCCGATTGGAGGTGGATACATGGCAACGATAGAAAAACCGACCATGCCCATTCTACGTGAGACGCCTGATCAAATCTATCAGCGTATGGCTAACCGGATGTTGGCCATCGCACAGTTGCGCGGAGACACGCCCCCAGCGACAGAAGAGGGAGAAATCTTTTATGACCTCGGATACCCGATTGCGGAGGAAATAAGCGATCAACAACAGCTATTGGAGTACGGGTTTCTCCAGCGGTTCCTGCCTTGGGCAGATGGGGAGTTCTTGGATGCTACAGGAGTGTTCTTCGGCTTACCTCGTAACGAGGGAGAAACGGACGACGCCTACCGACAACGCCTTATCGACCGAGCCCGTACCGAAGAAGGAGACGGCAGGCGCCAAGACTACGAGCGGTGGGCGCGAAACATTGATGGAGTAGGCGGAGCAGTTGCAATCGAGAAGGCGCGGCATGACCTATCTATCGACTTGTATATCACAGACCTGACAGGCAACCCTGCGGGGAAGGAACTGGCTACGAGTGTGCGGACGAAACTGGAAGACAAACGAAGGGCTTTGCACGACTTGCAGGTACTGCCAGCGAACGTTTATCCGGTGACTATCGCTGTAAAACTTGTCTTGCGGCCTGATGCGGAATTCGAGAAGGTCAAAGACCAAATTACCACACAAATCAAAACCTACCTAAAAGGGCGTTCTCAGATCGTGTACCAGCAGATCGGGGCGCTCTTTTTCGTAGACGGCGTTACCGACTTCACGAGCTACATCCTAAACGGCGGGGAATTGAATTTAACGGTTCCTGCTGATTCTGTATCGACCCTAACCATGGCGGTGACAACATGATACCTGAGCGCTATAGACGCAAGTTACCGCCCCAGTGGTACGAGAATGACGTAGCAGAGTACCATTTTGAAGGATCGGCAGAAGCAATCGATGCTTTCAATACGCAGCACGAGGACATCTTACAGCAGTTTAGCCCATGGTCAGCTACCTGGGGGTTGGATGTCTGGGATTGGATTTATTTTGGAAGAAAGCAATTGCTGAGCATTGAAGAACGGCGCAAAAACATCCAGCAAAAGCACTGGTCGTATCTTGGATTTACCCCAAGCGTGCTACGTGCAATTGGTTTGAGTTCATCCGCATTTAAGCAAGTCCAGATGGTTGAAGATTTCGGGAAGAAGGTTATTCGGTACGTTTACCCGATTGAAGATCGATTCGATACAAAGAACGCGGTACATGCGGTTGAGAGGATCAGACCAGTACATTGTAATGGTGTCGCCTTTGAACCTGTGGTGTCCGAAAAAATCGAGTTGCGAGACGTCTTAGTTGTCGGGATAAAGGAGTATCACAAGGTCTATGAGTTTCGAGTAGGAATGACACCAATCAAGCGTTATGAGGAGGTCGTGAAATGATCCTGCCAAGCTATCTGCAAACCGCTCGGAATGACTTGCTAGCTAGGGTATCTGGCGGCGACATATTAATAAACGGGACAGTTTCGGTGCCTGTACAGGCTGTGGAGATTTCCTCACATCCGATTGCGGGCATTCAAGACGGGATAGCACTACAAGTATCTGCTCAACATGTAGCCAGCGTGCCAGTCATCACGGATGTGAAGTTGAGGACTCGGACGGGAGCTGTAGTTGCTGAGAAAACAGAGACTATCGAAATGAACGGGGCACAGTTTGTAAACCTGACCTTTGTTATTGAAACGAGAGGAGGAGTGTAGGTGTCGTATGTAGCAAAAACGGATTGGAAGCATGACGATCCTGTTACCGAGCATGACATAAACCGTTGGGAGCGAGGGATTGCGGATGCTCACGCAGAGCTTGCGGTGTTAAAAGCAGATGTCTCGAACCTGAAAGTCCGAGTGAATACGATCGAATCCACCTTGCCTGACGGATTTGTACACAACAATTTTAACGATGACCTGTCCACTATCAGCTCAATCAGGGTGATTCGGGGCTACTATAACGAGGCTCAAAGTCGGTTGGAGGTGTAACTCCAGAATGAGGAAACCTGCCAATAACAGCCATTATCATTGGAATAATTAGAAAATTATTATTTACAATTGATGATAAGCAAATATATGATATTAAAAAGTATAATAACTCGTGTGGATGGGAGTGATGTTACTTGATTAAAGGATTGTACGAGGCTCATTTGCCTGTGAAAAACTTGGAAGTTTCAATAGAATTTTATACTAGACTTGGGCTGAAATTTGCTTGGCGAGATGATGAAACTGCCTTCTTTTGGATTGAGGAAGGAAAGAGCTGGCTTGGTCTATGGGAAGGGAAAGAGCATCAGACTCCTTACCATCCTTCTTTGCGGCATATTGCTTTTCAGGTATCTTATGACGATCTAAAGCAATCTTTGCAGTGGTTGGAATCAATTCAAGTAAAGGCTGTGCCATTTGGGAGGAGAAACTCTGTTGAACCATTTGTTCGTCCGTATCTAGGGAATGCTTCAGTATATTTTGATGACCCAGATGGAAACAGCTTAGAATTGATGTGTAATGTTGTTGTACCCGATGATTTAAAACATATTACAAATAAGTTGTTAATTCCTGAGTGGGAAGAATTGTTGGTAAAAACAACAAGTCAAAATTGAAAACACGTTGATATTACCCCCCCCATCTATTTTTAGGACGGGGGTGTATTTTTGTGGAGGAGGTGACCTGAAGTTGAGTTTTATTACTTCAAATAACGGCCATTTGCAGAAGGGAGGCAAGTATCAATGGCAACAGGAGACCTAATTAAACTCGGAACGCTTTATCTAGGTGGGACAAAGAGGGAAAGACCCACGAGACCATGGGATATTTACGTAACTCCATCAGGAGCGCCTGGGCGTGGTAACATACCAATGTATAGCAATCAGTCGATTGAAATACGAGATACAGATTCTGATGATGCTTACAAAATACAATGGCGAGAGGTTAACGACAACGGAAAAAGATTGCTAATCTCAGATAGGGTCATACTCTGGGGCATTGCGTGGGATGTCTTAAATTCTCTAGTTTTAGCAAGCGGAAAAAATATTACGATTGATGGTCAACAATATATTTTACGACTACTTACAGGGGGGACTAGCAGACGAGGGTCAGATAATTATGCAGGTGGTTCTCCTGTGAGTAATGAGTGGGACCGTATTATTGTAAACGAGGCTGGAATCAGTGGATTGCCTGTGCCTACAAGCTCTGACCTTGACAACACACAAAATAGCTCTGATTTGAATGGTACGCATAATCAGTATTGGAATTGGTTCTACGCTCATACATGGGGACAAGATGCTACAGCTGCAGGTCGTGTTATAAGAGGTTACTACTCAGCTAGATTCTTAAATGATACAGCTAAATCTTCACAAGCAATGGGTGGATGGCGACCGGTGCTCGAGGCATTAAATACATCACCAACACTAAAACTTACTTCACCACCAGAGAATCTTCTAGGGGCAGATGGCAATTGTGAGGACACAAGTAAATGGACAAAGAGTTCAGTTTATATTTCTTTGACTCTTGAATCAAACAATAAGAAATATGGGAACAACGGTATCAGATATTCAATTTCTGGTTATGGTAGCAAGGCTACTGGCGGGTTTTGGAGTCGAGATTTATTAACCCTTGTGGACAAGAGTCAATACTACGTTGCACTGGTAGATGTGAAAAACGGTAATGCTGATTCTGCGTTCTGTAAGGTGTCATTCAAGGCTGACGGTTCTGTCTATAAGGATGGTAATAGACTAACTGATAGTACCCAATTCAATACATCTCATGTAAAAATTTCTCCTACTGATCTTGCTACTGCTAATGCTAATGCACTCACTGTATGGGGGGTTGTAACAGCAGACGAAGGGGAATATGCGTATTTTGACGGATTCCGAATATACCAAGTAAGTCAGGATACTTACAATAAGATAGACGTCGATCCTGAATACACTGGAGAAAGACTTGGACAAAAGTTCCCGTTTACCGACCCGACAATAAATCAGACATTATCGGAAGGCAACACAATGACTATTCAGGGATCAGTAACTGATACTGACGCCAATGATCCCGTTACGATCTACCTGCAAATTAATAACGGAACCATATTGGCTGTAGATTCCAATGTATCAGATGGAGCTACAGCCATTCCTTTTGCCAAAACACTGACCTACAAAAACAAACGGGTCTACTCTGGCACAACCGATCTAGTCGGCGCGGACTTGGCGGAGAATACGGATCACACCTTAAAAGTGTGGGCCGAGGACAACAAACAGGGGAAAAGCACAGAAGTTATCCGGAAGTTCCGGATCATTTGGAACCGTCCACCAGTAATCGACGGCGAGAATAAAGACCTCGGCTCCTTTATGCAGCCACCCACGGTGAAGTATTCTGCCACCGATCCAGAAGGCAACAATTTCACTTTTAGCGAGTACCTGAACGGGAAACAAATCAGGTCGTTCCAAGGTGTGGCAGGGCAGCAATACACGGTAGAAATCAGTCATGACGCTTGGATTCGATTGGATTTGGATGTACAGCATCAAATCAAGATCGTTGCCACGGACAGCGCAGGAATCTCATCCGAGCGAATTTTCACATTTACCCGAAAAGAGACTCATATCGAATTTATGCTAGAGTACGGAAATCCAGATATTAAAGCAGACTTCACATTAGACGGTATGCCGTTACGTGTACTAGTGACACTTGAGAGATATTTACCAGAAGGCTCGTCAATTGAAAGTGTGAAAGTTTGTAATAACTACTTGGATGCTGTTCCAACATGGGAAGACTGCACGGGTGCGGTAAAGGGAAATCGGGGTTATCTCTTTACAAATAAAACGAAGACTGCCGCAAATTGGGCAATCAATCTATGGGTCATTCTTGCCAAGGGAACAGCAACAGAGCGAGTCAGAATGAGCGGCTACGGAGGTGCTTTCGATTAATGGATATGCAAAATAAGAAGGCTATCTCAGTGATTAGGGAACAGCAACAAACAGATCCAGTTATGACAATGGGACAGGAGCTTTCCACACTCAAAATTAGCAATATCCAAAAGGATGCGTTAATCCAAACAATGGGGGAGCAGCTGGCCATGGTAAAACTGGAGCTAATCCAGTTGAAAGGAGGTGGTAACTGATGGCATTTTGGTCAGTGGCATTTAGCATGAAGTGGGTCACAGCTGAGAAGTTGCGACTGGCTGTAAAAACAACATCAAATCCTTTCGGAGAAATCTCCCCGGAAGAATTCAAGCAAATCACTAACCAAGAATTCTAGGTTGGTGATTTTTTATTTCAACAAGACCTTGAGTAAGCTTCGTTCCTAGCGGGGCTATTTTTGTTGCCCCGAGGGGGGTGAGGAGGAAGATGAGCTGATGAAGTTTTTACAGAGTTTAGAGAACGTAGTTACCCCGGCAAACGGAATAGCAGCAACCACGGGAGTGTTTCTTACCCCGATATTCCAGTACCTCTATGGAAAGGGGCGGCTCGATATTTTAATCGTGCTTTTTCTTATGATTTCACTCGATTGGATCACTGGTATTTCCGCAGCGAAAAAGGACCATACCTACTCGTCTGATTATGGCCTTTCCCGAATCCCACGGTCGCTGTTTCTTTTTGCATTGCCGGCCGTAGCAAATTTGCTGGATCGGGTGATGGGCACACCCGGTTTTCTGTTTTATGGCGTCACATTCGGTCTACTCTATCATACATGGAACAGCCTCACAGCGAATGCACACCGAGCAGGTTGGCCTGTGCCGAAGTCGGTCGTAAATTTGGTCGGTTCGGAGATCAAAGCCAAGACTGAGCGTGCTGCACGAAAGGAGACAAAATAAGAATGAATTTGACGATTCCAGGTGCGCGTGTCGTTGACGTTCGCGCCTCTTTGCCACGACACAAAACACTAAGGTATGGAAGGCGTAAGCTGACTGACATCCGATCGGCAGCCATCCATCATTCGGCTACCTTGAGCGGATCACCGGAGGCATTTGCTCGCTATCATGTAGGCACTAACGGATGGCCGGGCATTGCTTATCATTTTGTGATCCAAAAAGACGGTGTTATTTACTGGTGCAATGAACCAGAGGTAATCTCCTACCATGTTGGCAATAGCAACCGTCATGCGCTAGGCATTTGTCTTGTAGGTGATTTCCGGACACAGCAACCAACAGCAGCACAACTTGATGCGGCGAATCGCCTGATCCAGCATCTGCAGGTACAGATTCCTACCATGAAGCAGGTGTTTGGTCACCAGGAGTACCCCGGCTATGCATCGAAAAACTGTCCTGCATTCCCGATGGGTACATTCCGAACAAATTACTCACAATTCTTGCAAAAAGCTGTGGGTAAAGTGGATAAGCCAAAGCAAGTCCCGGTTGCAATCAGCCTGAATGGCTCGCTGTTATCAGGGACTGGTTTCCTACAGGATGGTGTATCCATGCTACCTGTAAGAGCGGTTGCAAATGCTGCAGGTGGAAAAGTGGAGTGGATTGAACAGACGAAGGACGTTCGCGTTAATGGCAAAGACCTAAATGAACAGATCTTAACGGGTTCGGCTTATGCTCCAGCTCGTGAGCTGGCTGCCGCGCTTTGTCTACAGATTGAGTGGGATGGTAGTACAAATACAGTAAAATTGAGAGGATGAGTTTCATGGATAAAACAAACAAGAAGAAACAGGGTGTATTGATGCTCGTTGGGGGAGTTCTTGCAATTATTGGGGCAGGCTACGGGTTTTTGTCAGATGAGCAAGTTCAGGCGATCCAGAAGGCTTTTGAATTACTATTAGCTGCATTCTAATAGGAACAGCCCTCCTTTGGAGAGCAATCTTGGGGAGGGCTATAACATATCTCTAAGGACACAAGCTTACAGAAGTTTACACTTCCGGAGTTTTCGGTTAGAAAAAAAATAATCGGTAAAATAAAAATAGAAACTCAATAACTTGGGCAGCAGGAGTTTATACAACATAAAGCCCAGAATTGAAAGCGAGGGATGTAGCACATTTCAAAGCAGATTCACTGAGAGGAGGAAGAAATTCTAAGAACTTTGAAAGCGTTGCTTAATTATGATGTTTAAAGAATTTATACTAGTAATATCAAGATATATACAAATTATCATTAAAATGGAAAAATTTGACATTTTCAAACACTTTAAATAAACTTAAAAAGTGTTAAATCATAACTAAAAGGGGATAATCATGAAAAAGATCAAAAAATTATCAGTAAGTCTTCTAGTTTCCGCTTTGCTGTTGATGCCTGTAGGACAAGCATTTGCATGTGAAGATCACGAAAAGATTGAGTTAGTAAGTGCTGGTAGTTATCACTCACTTGCTCTTAAATCAGATGGAACAGTATGGGCTTGGGGGCATAATTTATTCGGACAATTAGGGGATGGCTCCACTAAAGAGAGTACAGTCCCAAAACAAGTGTCTGAACTAGGTAATGTTATAAAGATTGATGCAGGTTCTGGATCACACTCACTGGCATTAAAGAAAGATGGAACGGTATGGGCTTGGGGAGCTAATGGACAGTGGCAAGTTGGTAGTGCAAATGGAAGCACCATAACTGTACCTGCTCAAATTGAAGGACTTAATGAAGTAAAAGATATCACAGCGGGATCTGAATTTAACTTGGCTTTGAAAGAGAACGGAACGGTATGGGCTTGGGGGAAACATGAACTAGGGCTAGGCGACAAAGCTTTAACTAAAGCTTCTAAGATTCCTGTTGAGGTTGCAAATCTTGATGATGTAAAAAAAATCAAAGCAGGGAGTTTCCATTCACTTGCTTTAAAAAATGATGGAACTGTATGGTCTTGGGGAGATAATCAATATGGCCAATCTGGTCTGGGGAAAAGTACTTATAATTCAAAGGTACCTGTGCAGATCGAAGGGATGACGGATATTATTGATATTTCAGCAGGTTACAATTATTCCTTGGCCTTGAAAAGTGATGGGACAGTATGGGCTTGGGGAGAGAATTCATATGAACAATTAGGTATAAATAATAAGACCACCCAATATACTCCAGTACAAGTTATGAATCTTGAGAATGTAACAGAAGTTGAAGCTGGTAGATATTATTCTTTTGCCAAAAAAGAGGATGGAACAATATGGGCGTGGGGCTCCAATGGACATGGAGGATTTGGTAATGGAGAGATAACTAATTACTCCTTACCGGTTGAAATTACTAACTTAAAGGGTTATAAAACTTTATCGTCTGGAAATGTTCATTCTTTGGGGGTAAGTGCGGAAGGAGCTGCTTTCGGATGGGGAGGCAATCCTTGGGGACAAATTGGAGATGGAACCAAAAATAACAAAAAACAACCAATTCAAGTTTTAGGACAATAAATCATTTCAAAGATTACTAAATTAACGAAGCCCTACTTTGGAGCGATCCGGGGAGGGCTGTTTTATTTGTCTTAAAATGCAATTTGAAAGCATTTAACAATACACTTACTTACAAAAGTTTACATTACAGGAGGAATCAGCAAGGAAGCTGGATTATTTAGTAAAATGGATACAGTAGATCGAGACGTGCCAGTGTGAATCTGGCACGTTTATTTTTTGTTTGAAAAGCGAACGTACGATCCTGTTTTTGGTTTTGTGGTTGCGAAACTCTTAAAAAGTAGGTGAGCGTTTGACGAAAGAGGAATGCAGAACAATTTTGCGACGCATTGCCTGGAACCTGAACTATCGAGAAAGAAAGAGGCTGCGTAATGAATGCCCGATTCTGGACGACTTTGGAAGGCATCTGGGCACGGTTAATCACGACGGAAGCCTTTTTGTTGAAGAGTTGTTACGGCAACTATCCAATGAAAAGGAAAGGCACGTTATCCGCAAGATCGTCTTAGAAGGCTTCACAGCAAAAGAGGTCGGAGAAGAACTAAATATGGGAGAAAGAGGCGTGAATCAATGCAAAAATCGAAGCCTAAAGAAACTACACCATTATGTAATTACGCATTCAGTTTAATGGTCGAACGAGCAAAATCTGGAGACAATGAAGCGTTACTCAAAGTCTTAGAAGAAATGCAACCTGAAATTCACAACTTAGCGGGTTTTCTCAAGCTCCCAAAAGAAGAGGGAGTTCAGGAGATTACGACACGGTTTATTGAGAAAATCAGGGGATGAAAAATTCTTTACTTTTTTTTGCAAAGCTGTTCCGTTTTACCCCTGTTTTTTTCCTAGATAGGTGAAAGCGACGATGACCGGTCAAAAAAAGTTGCTTATCACACAATAAGGGAGAAATGAAACATGGCATATCCATACGGTGAACCATTGGAAAATTACGATGAGTTAGAAGGTCGTGATAGTGTAGATTTACTAGCACGCATTATTTACGCTGAAGCGAGTACAGAATCAAAGGAAGGAAAACGAGGAGTTGCTTTCGTAATTCAGAATCGTAAAGAATTAGTGAGAAATAAGGCTCCGCATCATAAAGAATTTGGGAAAAAAGCCACTTTTGAGTCTGTGATTCTCCACCCTGGTCAGTTTAATGGTGCGGAATCCGATCAGATGCTGAAGCCAGTTCTTAAAAGTAAAGCTTGGAAAGACTCATTGGATATTGCGCAAAATCTGAGTGATCAAGATAATCCAATCGGAACCTGCCTATGGTTTAATGGTGTTAAAGTATTCCAAAAAAATACAACGTCTAACGAAAAGTATTACACAGGTTGGGGTGGCAAGGCCAAGATCGTAGAACGAGAAGATATTGGTGACCATGTATTTTTCCGAGTAGAAGGTTACTCCGTCACGAAGTAATTGGACAAGGCTGTACACGTGTGCAAGATGGTTACATGTGTACAGCCTGTTTCTTTGTGAAATTACAATTTCTCTTCAAAAATCTTCCCGTTAAATTGGAACATCTTTGCTTCAGTTTGCGAGTCAGGTTTTTTGATTTGCTTTTGCTCTACATCTTGTTTATAGGAGTTTGCGAAGTAGTGTAGGGTATCATTTTCTATGTGGTAAGTGCCCAATGTCACGGTTAGGATGCCTTGAAAGGAGGTGACTTTTTTCATTTCTCCTTCCCAAGCGATTACTACTTTTCCATTTTCGATGTACCATAGGTGCGCGGTTTCGACATGTATACCTGTTCCGCCAGAATGATCAATCGTTTTATAGATTCGTTTGCCATTGCTGGTACTATAGGGGATGAAATCATCCAGTTCATCAGGTTGCACTAGACCATCTTTTGGCACATGCCACTCTTCCTCAAATATCAGTTGATATTGTTCGTTTTGTTGATCAAAAACAAAGAAAGCCCCTGTGTGAGCCCCTCCTGGCGCTGTGACTACAAGTTCCATTTCTTTGTCGTCATCTAGATTGAGTGTTTTGTAGTATAGAAAGTCCAAATAAAGCTCATTTTGAGAAGTGGCTTTGTTTTTACTTTGTTCCTTGATCCACTGCTTAACTTTGTCGGTAGTAATATTCGGACTTACGTTGTTTTTGACAGGAGGAGTGGCTATGGCTTGAGGTTGATTCGAAGCATTTATTGCTTGTGATGGAACTGAAAGTATGCTCGCAAGAGATAGGATTAGTCCAAGTGTGATCCCTTTTTTTATCACGGATTTGTCACCTCATAGAATTCTATTTAACTCAACTGTTAGACGTACAAAAACGGAAAAAGTTACAAGTTAATGGGAATATAATCCATTACACAACGAATTGACCTGTTTTTTCAAAAAATCATAATTAAAGAAAGGGGAGCTCGGAACACTGGAGGAAGCGTTGAGAGTTGTTCGTGAAATCGATTCGGTACGGAAGCGATTCAGGTTGGTGAGCGACTGGGCAGCAGATTGGATCAAAGTAGACGACCTCGTAAGCGTCACGAAGTAATTGTAAATATCTGATTGTTGAGTATATCAGGGTGTATATACTACAATATATAAAACGACCATAACCTTACATTTTCTCCTCGACATGTTCGTCGGGGATTTTTTAGTATTGAGGTGACAACAATGTTTATATCTCCGATGTTACTCGAACAAGTCGATAAACCCTTCTCTGATGGACGATACTTCTTCGAGCCAAAGATAGACGGCCACCGTCTAATCTTTTCACGAAGTAATGGACAGACGCGCCTTTACACAAGGCATAACAACGATGTGACCTCGAAGTACCCCGAACTCATTACGGATGGTCCTGACAACGTGCTGGACGGCGAGCTGGCGGTAATGGACCCTGAAACGGGTATCCCTGACTTTGAGCTGACTATGCAGCGTTTCCAGTCGAAGAGGTCGCGGCTGCCGATATCTTACGTCGTGTTCGATATCCTACATTATAATGGTGCTGACCTTAAAGGACTTCCTCTCATGGAGCGCAAAGCCGTCCTAGACCGTGCAATACCGGATACCCCAACCATGAGCAAAATAGCGTACATTGACGGATACGGTGAGGACTTATGGGACGCAATTGTTGCTCGAAACATGGAGGGAATAGTCGCCAAGCATAAGGACGGGCGATACCACTCGGATAAACGTACAAACGATTTCATAAAGGTAATCAACTACACTTATGCTGATGTCCATATTGCGGGCTGGCGTAAGGGAGACTTCGGATGGTTGGCACATTACAACGGACGACCAGCAGGCCTGATTGAGCTTGGTGTACCGCCAACTCACAAGCAGGCGTTTTACGGTGTGGCGAAACAGTTGATTACTGGTGAGGATCGCGATTTTGTGTATATACAACCGCAGATAAAAGCCAAGGTTAAAATGCGAAACTGGACAAAGAGCGGCGTGCTACGATCACCAGTGTTTGTTGATTTTATTCTTTCAGCGTAGATCAGCGTCTTTCAAAATTTGAGGCACCTCCTATCTAACAGGAAGGTGCCTCGTCGTGTTATTTGGTATATTCCATAACTTCAAAGGATTGAATCTTGCTGAAAGCTACATAATCTTTTCGAGCTGTAAATGGTCCTTTGTTAAAGTCCTTGTCGAACATATATGTTTCTTTGCCACGACCATCTGCACGGCCATTATACCAGTTGATAAAGTCTTGTACTTCTGATGCAGTTAATTCATACTCCTTCTCAAGACCACTGATCATCTTGATAACTAACAGTGCTCTATCCCCAGTAATGGGATCAACAGGATCGGTATTGCCTAATGGGGTTAGAGCTACTTCATTCGAGTCTTTAATCTCACTATCTTCATTAACTGCTGTTACGATGTAGTAGTATGTAATTCCTTTTTCAACGTCTTCATCAGTGTAAGTTGTATTTGTCACTGTTGCGATGGTTTCGTATGGCCCGCCAGTATTTATAGAACGTTTTACATTATAAATAGTTGCCCCATTAATTGAGTTCCAGGAAAGGACATTAGATAGATCATGTGTATTACCACTAAGAATTAAATTAAGGTCTTCCTCATATCCGAACATTTTTAACTCTCCAATATAAACGTAGCCTTTAAAGCCATTGTTTGCAGTAACACGAATTTGATATTTTTTGTAGGATTTTTCATTAGTAAACTGATAATTCCTAACCTCATTTATCTTCCAGTTTGTCTCGTTCTCTACAGTATGGAGAATGTTCCACGAGGTTCCGTCCCATCCCTCAAAAGTCCAGCTTTTAGCCATTTGAGTAACACCATTTGACCAATTCGGGGATTCTAAAGCGTATTTTACTACAGTTTTTTCTGTAGGAAATTCATATCCAAGAAGAAAAGGATTAAGTTTTAGATCACCCAGATCCCCACTTTGAGCGCCACCAGCGTCTCCTGACGGATTTTCGCTATTTTCAATATTCAGCCCATCAAATGCACGCCATGCTTGGTACTTACTAGAATACTGTGAATTTGAAAAGGCTGTTCCACTAGGTGCAGTATTACTTGTCATTTTAGGAATTAAATCTTTGGTGTATTGTTCCTCCGCATGAACTATACTTTGCCCAAAAAATAAAACACAAAACATAAGTGCATAGGAAAAAAATCGCTTGTTGAACCATTTTGCCAAAACCATGATAATCCTCCTCTAATTGTTAAAAATGGATAATAGAACAAATCACCTTTGAAATATATTACAGTTCTTTGATTTGAGCAAAACATTAAAAGGAATAAATTCAAATCAACGGAATAGTCAGCGGAATGTTCAAATTATGTTCAAGAAATAGCAAACCCGTCCCTATTTTGAGGAGACGGGTTTTTTACTGTGAATGTTTATTCGATCAGGAATCTGCGGGTACACGAAACAAATACTTTTCTCGACCGGGATTCCAGTAGGAAACTTAATTTCACTTTTAAGCAGTAAGCGTACATAGGTTTACTTTGTATCGACCGATTTCATGTCGATCATCTCTAAAATTTCATCATAAGTCATTTTTTTAATCACATTATAGTCAAGTGCTCTAAGTATAAAGTCACGACGTAATCGTTCTTGTTCATTTTTGGGTTCAGGAAGATTTTCTCCTGTAGCTATAGTGTTAAAACGAGGATTAAAAGTTTCCATGTAGTCGTCTGCGTTAAGTTCAACCCATACTTCTTTGGTAGTACCGTCTTTTAGTGTTAGAAGGTAACTTGCTTTCACGAGATAACCGTCATTATTGGGGTTTCTCTCAGCCATAATATTTTTAATACTAACTTCTTTTGCGGGAAGTGTGCCTTGTTTCTGCATATCTAAGTATGTTGCAAGCTCTTTATGGGTTGTAGATAATTCGCTCCTTACTCGTTCTTTTTCGTCAGGACGTAAATTCCAAGTGAGATAAAAATATGTATTCCATAGATCCTCTTCATTCTTTTGTGTAAATAAATGATGCCATTCGATTGCTAGTATTTCTGTCATGCGACTTAAGGTAGAGTCGTGGTTCTCTAATCGATCAAGAATTTCTAGCTTTTTACTATAATCTGCGGGCGTAGGTTGAGGACTTTCCTGTTTTGATACTGCATTGCTACTAGTCGAACAGCCAACTATCGAAACGGCAGAAAGCAAAATAAATAACGTTAACTTTTTGTACACTTGAATTACCACCTTTTTACATATTTATTATCTAAATTAATTGAAAATTTGACAAATAAATACTATAATCGTATTGGTAATAATATACCATAAAATGAAAGGAATGGAAGTATGTATGAAGAAGATAAGGGCAGGTATTCTTGGTTTAGCTCTCGCGGTATCAGCTGTAGTCAGTGCTGGCAATGGAACAGCTTACGCAGAAGGGATAAATCCATACGATGATTTTAACTGGCAGTGGGTTACTACTGATACTGAATTAAGTAGGGGATATTCTAAGAGTCATAAAGGAATGGATATTGCAGTAAATAAAGAGCCTGTATACAGTCCACAAAGAGGAACCGTATTAAGTGCAGGTTATTGGACAAGTGCAGGCAATTATGTGGCAATTGAAACAAGAGACAAGGACCCTGACACGAATTCTAAACTAGTAATTAGGTTTCTTCATTTAAAATCCAAATCTGTATCTACAGGTGATTCTGTGAGCAAAGGAGAAGAAATTGCGGTATCAGGAAATACTGGTACAGATAGTACTGGTCCTCATTTGCATATCGATATAAATAATGAAGGGGAGTATGATGGGAAGGATATTAACTATTCAAATACAATAGACCCTAAATACTTCTGGCCTCACTACTTTGATGGCCCGACCTTTGCGCCACATGAAGAGCATGAAACCGAAGAGCATCAAACGGAAGATGAATTATTACGTAAATTTGACAGTGAAGAATACTTTTTTGAAGACACCCTTATAAATTATGTAGGGGAAGAAGAATTTATGAAGTGGATTAATTCACAACCGTTGGAAGATCAAACAGTACCAAATTTTAAAAAGGCTTTTAATATCTCTGATGAAAAAGAAAAGAAATTAAAGAAACAAGCTAGGGAATAGCCGCAGAAATTAGATAACCCAATGTCAAATGACAACCCGTCCCTGTATTGAGGAGACGGGATTTTCTTATTTCTTGATTATTGGAACTATATCCATTTTGAGAATTTACTTCGACTATCGCGTGTATTTTTTAGTAAGCGAAGCTTATTTAGAATACGGATAAACACATAGGGTGAATGAAATCACTTTGATCGACGTCCTTGGCACAGAAACCGACGAAGTGGTCGACGCTGTGCAGCTCAAGCTGGAGTCCAATAAAATTTACCAGCACATACACATCCTCGATGAGCGCGAAAAAGAAGTGATCATCGGCAGGTTTGGGCTGGATCAGGACAAAGAAAAGACACAGCGCGAAATTGCGCGTGAGCTGGGCATCTCTCGTTCGTATGTATCCCGTATCGAAAAGCGAGCGTTAATGAAGTTGTTTAATGAGTTTTATCGGACGAAACAGCCGCAGAATCGGTAGTTTTTTCGCAGCGGAGGACGCTATTTTGATGGAGGCATTTCGTAGTTCGTTCTCTGCAAAGAAATGACATTTCATTACAAAAGCTTATTCCAGTAAAATACAGACAAGTGAATGGGATGAAGCCACTCGGATGCCGGGTGGCTTTTCTATTTGCTTGCTGTATCGTTTCGGCGAGTATACGGCAGAAGATGTCACCCGTTTTGTAGAGCTAGGAAAATTAACACCCGAACAATATGAAGGGATTACTTGTGAAAAATATGATGCATCGGTAGTAGAACAGCAGGAAACGGTGCAATAA